CGTACAACATCGGCGACGTGGGGATTGTCGACGGCAGGACGTTATTCAATGGCGAGTTGTTCATTGGCCATGACCAGGTGGACGAATTAAGGAGAGCGTTTTCAGAATGGAATCTGTGACGGAAAACATAGACTGGCCCGACGCCTTTCTCGAATCCTGGCGCAAAGCGGCCAGCGAGTTTCAAACAGACGGCGGTGCACAAGGCGCGCTAGTGACACGCGAGATTTGCACGGACGTTCTCGGCCTGCCGGACACGGACGCCTATATCGACAAGACGCGCCGACAAATCGCGGAATGGATTGACAGCGGTATCGTGGAACGGGTGAAAACCGTGCGGATGACGATCGCTGGCAACCGCACGCAGTTTGGATTCAGGCTGATTGAGCAGGATTCGCAGCAAGAGATGGACAAAGATGGTAAGTAAGCGCATCGAGTGGTGGACGGATGGAAGAGCAATCTCAAGAAATTACAGAAAAATCCATATCTGAAGAGCTACAGGCCGCTTTGGCACAACTCTCGATAGATCAAATTAGGTTTGTGGTGACGCGGCAGGGTTTTTCTACAGATAGGGAGGCTGCTGAATCTTTGGGAATCAAGCCTGACACGGTTTATCATTGGCCCAAGATTGTTAAGGATGCCGTGCATTTGATGGCCCACGACGGATTGATAGCGGCCCAGCACATTCGCAGAAGTAGTCTCGCAAAGGCAATGCTTGTTAAGGTTGATGGGCTAGATACTAATGATGAGTCGTTGCGCCAGAAAGTCGCTACCGAGATTATTGAATGGGAGATGGGTAAGGCAACGCAGAAGCAGGAAGTTACTGGGGCCAAGGGTGGCCCCATCGAGACGACGGTAATTCGTGAGGTGGTGGTGGAATTGCCAGAGAGAAGTGATGGCGGCGATAACTAAAGCTGAGCGTAAGAAAAGAAGAGCATTGCTTGAGCAGGGCTTGAAGCACTGTCCGAAATGCGAAAGAGTGTTGCCGCTGTCGTGTTTTGCCAAGAGTAGTAGCACCTCAGACGGGTTGCAATCATATTGCAGGAAGTGTGTGGCGAGCTACTATTATGAGGACCGTGAGCGGCGTCTAGAATGGCAGAAACGGTATGGGGTTGCACATTCTAAAGAGAGAAGTGATTACAATCAAGCTTACTACAACAAGAATAGGGAATCTTTGCTGGAATATCAAAATCTATACTACGAAGAAAACAAGGATAGGATCAGGGCATATCAGGCTAGACATGCAGAGACAGAGCAAGGAAAGGCCGCAAAGAAAACAAGCTCAAGAAGACGCAAGGCGCGTGAGCGCAATCAGGCTAGTGACTTGACGACGGGACAATGGTTGGAGGCGTTAGAGCATTTCGGTAATGCGTGTGCATATTGTGGGGAAATTGGCGAATTGCACCAGGAGCATTTTATCCCTGCCGCGCGCGGCGGTGGTTTGACGGCATCCAACATAATACCTGCTTGTTCAAGATGTAATTTGAGTAAAAGGGACTCAATGCCTGTCCATTGGGCGCGCACCAGAGGAAGGAAATTCGTTTCGCTGGATAGCATTGAGAAAATCGAGAGTTATTTAGAGTCAGTGGTATGAAATGGGCACGCGCACTGCTCTTTATTCAATCAATGGCAAATCGCTTCGTTTGCATTTGCATTCTGGCCAGGCTTCGGCCTGGCGTTCTGACAAGCGCTTCATATTCGTCCTGGCCGGCACACAAGGTGGCAAAACGTCATTTGGCCCATGGTTTTTGTGGCGAGAAATCCAGCGTTGGGGGGGCGGTGACTACTTGGCTGTAACCGCCTCATTTGACTTGTTCAAAATGCGTATGCTGCCCGAAATCCGCGAGGTGTTTGAGCGCGTTCTGGGCATCGGGCGCTGGTGGTCGGGTAACAAAGTGCTGGAATTGAGAGATCCTGAGACAGGCGAATTTAGAGCAGAACAGGCGGATGATCCAATGTGGGGACGCATCATCCTGCGATCGGCGCAATCCGAAGGCGGCCTAGAGAGCGCTACAGCCTTGGCCGCGTGGTTAGACGAATGCGGGCAGGACAAGTTCAAGCTGTCGGACTGGGAGGCAGTGTTGCGGCGGCTGAGTCTGGCGCGTGGGCGGGTTCTCGGCACGACGACGATTTACAACCTCGGCTGGCTCAAGACACAGGTGTATGATGCGTGGAAAGCTGGCGATCCCGACTTCGACGTGATCCAGTTCAAGAGCATTGAAAACCCAGCATTCCCGTTGGACGAATACGAGCGGGCCAAGCGCACGCTGCCGGGCTGGAAGTTCCGCATGTTCTACGAAGGTGAATTCGACCGGCCGGCCGGGATGATCTTTGACGTGTTCAACGAACAGTTGCACACTTGCGATGACTTTCCCATCCCCCATGCCTGGCCCAAAGCGGTGGGTATCGACCCGATAGGCGCGGTGACGGCGGCGCTCTGGGTGGCGTGGAATCCGGATAACAAGCGGCTGCACGTCTACCGGGAATACTACGGCTATTACGGCAAGACGACGAACGAGCACGCGCAGAACGTTGCCGAGCTGAGTAGCGCGGAACGTATCGCTGGCTGGTGCGGCGGGTCCAAGTCTGAGCGGCAGGCGCGCCTTGACTGGCAGACGGGCGGCATCTATATGGACGAACCGCCGGTATCCAGCATCGAGAGCGGCATTGACCGGATTTACGGACTGCTCAAAGACAATGCGCTAGTTGTCCACAAATCATGCAAGCATCTGATTGACGAGTTCGGTTCATTCAGCCGGAAGCTGGACGCCAATGACGAGCCGACAGAGAAGATTGAGAACGAGAACGATTACCATTGCGTCGCGGCGCTACGGTATGTGGTTCTATGGCTCACCGAACCGGGCGAGTCCGTGGAAGTCGCCTACGAGCCGGTGATGGTCGGGCAGGGGAGATATTGATGTACTGGGTGGACGTTGTGATTATTTTCCTTGGTGGCGTAGCATCCGGTGTGGGTATAATATTCTTTGGTATGATGTTGGGCGAATGGTGGATAGACAAAGAATAAGACAGGCGCAAATAGAAAAGGGGAGATACTAGATGAAAACAAAAGCGACAGTGAGCGGCATCCGGGAGTTTCTGGAACATATCGAGCGGGACCATGGCGATTTGCCTATATTCTGGAATGATGACGCATTGGATGAATGGCCGCTAGACGCTGACAAATTCATAGTGTCGCAGGAAAAAGGAGAACCAGGCGATTTTGGCTATTATCCCCTGCGGGTCACGGTTAAGATTTACGTATGATTGTGGAACGGGGGAGATACTTATGCTTCCAGCAATCAAGGCAAGCGACGTGCGCAAGGCGATACTTGAGAAGATTGACGAGTGGGAGGCCGGGCTAGAATTTGACCATTTCATCAATCGCGAAATCTGGAGATGGGAAGAGGGCGATGAATACTGGTGCAATGCCAGATGGACTAGTACGCCCGGAATGGCAATCCAAACTCTAAACAAGGTTAACAACAAATACGGTGCCGAAATCATCACACGACCCAGCGGGCACACGCGGGTGACTTTGCGATTGAAACCGGAGAACCAAGGACCGCGTTTCTTTACGCCGCTGATCGAGGTCGTCGGCACAGCAGAAACCCTCGCGCTGGCGATATGCCGGGCGGCGGCGAAGAAGATTATGCTGGAAAAGTGGGGGAAACAAGGACATCAAAATGGGAATCAGACAATCAATCCGTGACGGGATAACACGAACACTACTCTCTGACCACGTGCGCGCGATGGAAGAGACCATCCACGTGATGGAGCAGGCGTACCGACGCGGGCCTGCGATGATGGACGAACGCGCACTGGTCGACGCACTGAGCGAAGCGGACAGTTACCTCATCGACTACGTGCTGCGCCAGCGGGGATACCAACTACTCTCGCAGAGTGTCATCGAATTCACCGAAGAGGATCGGCTGCGTGCGGTAGAAGAGGCGCGGCATATGTACCGCTCCGACGTCCAGGTAGCACGCGCCGTCAATCTCTGGACCGACTTCGGATTCGGGCAGTCCGTCGAAATCGTCCCGCACAACGAGGCGCTGGGGGCGGTATTTGACGAATTCTGGACAGCAAGGCGGAACGCACCGCTACTCTCACAGCGGCGCATCCACATGCTGTCGAACGATGTCATAAACGACGGCGAGGTATTCCTGGTCGTGTTTGGCTCAAACGTCGACGGCAAGTCGACTGTCCGTCGGATGGACACGAAGGCGATCACGCGCATCGTCTACGAGGAGGACGATCCCGACATCCCGCTGTACTACGTGCGGTACAAGGCCGGTACGCAAGAAGTCTGGTACCCTGATTGGCGCGCAACGCCTGACCAGCTCGCCCGCGTCGAGATCCCAACGAATGCCAGGCTGATTACCGACGAAGTGCCAGAGGTGACGATCGGCGGCAAATTGGCGCCCGTCACCAGCGTCAAGGTGCTGCACGTGGCCTATGATGAGCTGAACGGACGCGGCTGGCCTACACTGTCCCGCGTCTACACCTGGAATCGCGTATTGCGCAACTTCCTGGGCGACCGGGCGGCTGTTGCTAAACGGGTGGCGATGTACGTGGATAGGATTCAGCACAAAGGCGGATCGCGGGCGCAAGACGCAATCGAGGCCAAGTTCCAATCGGCGCTGAACCGCAACACGTTCCTGGACACCAACCCACCAGCGCCAGCCGGCTCGACGGCGGTGCACAACCAGGCTGTCGATTGGTATCGGCAACCGCTCACGACCGGCGGCGGCGATGCGATGTCGGACGGCCAGATGTTCGCCGGGCAGATTAGCGTCGGCGTCAATATGCCGTTGCACTGGCTCGGTTGGCCGCAGGCGCTCTCGAACCGGGCGACGGCGCGCGAAATGGCCAGGCCGACGTTAGAGGCGCTGGAACGCTATCAAGGATTCTGGTCCAGCATCTTTAGTGACTTGGTGGAAATCGTCGGGATGAACGCGGGTGAGTTTGACGACTACGGTGCTGACATCACGCTACAGACGCCGATTGATACCGACGTGGAGGATCTAGCGCGGGGGATGGAGGCGATCACCGACGCCACGCAGAGCAGCGCGATTGATCCAGAATTGGCGATCGTGGCGAATGAGAAGCTGGCCGGGCGGATGTTGCAGGTACTCGGCGTGCCAGGCGCGTTTGACGACATCGAGCAAGAGGAGGGTGAGCCGACGCCAGAACAGACGATCTTG